AAAAAATAGAAGATGGCATTAAATTTAAGAAGCCCAATATTTTTAGGAACTACAATTACATCAGGAGGATATAATGAATATAAAATTTATATTTATTCTTCTACTAAACCAGCAACTCCTGAATATACTATTAGAAAATATTATAACGCTAATTTTAAAGCGGGTTATATAGAGGTATCAGAACTAATAAGAGATTATTTAGAAATAAACTTTGGAAACAATTACATCAGTCAATGTGTAAAAGTTACTGTTGATTATGTAAAATACAATAATGCTGGAACTCCAACAGATTCTGGCTCTTTTGTGAGCGATGAATATGCGTTTGATAGTTATTCTTATTTTGAGGAGAATGATTTCGATGTAGATAATAGCCCACTAATGATTTCTAATAGACAGATATTTGCACTTGCAGATAATTTAGTTAGAATACCAATAAACACAAAAAGCAGTCCAGTAGTTACTTTTTTAAAGAACGGAGAAATTGTAGGTAGTGAACAATATTCTAATGGTACAGTTACAACCAATCAAATAAATTATGCTACAATAGGTGGCTCTTTTAATTTTGATAACTACAAAGAAAGAGTACTTACAACCGCAGGTATTTATGAAGAATCAAAATGTTTAAAAGAATTTTTTAATGAATTTGAAATAGGGGAAGCTGATGAAGTTAGAGTGTTTAGTGATACAAAGCCTTTAGAGGTAATCAAAATAAAAACAATAGATGAATGTAAGTACGAGCCAAAGAAGTTCACATTCGTAAATAAGTTCGGTGCATTACAAGACATTTATTTCTTTAAGAAACAAGTAAACAAAATGAATGTATCAAAAGAAAACTATAATGCAAACACTTTAAATAGCAGTTATGGTTACGATAGATATGTACACACAAAAAGAGACTTCAATATAAAAGCAAATGAATCTTTTACATTTAGTAGCGGTTACTTAAGCGAAGAGTACAACGAAGTGTTTAAACAAATGATGCTATCTGAAAAAGTATGGGTAACCAATTTAACAGATACAGAAGAACAAGTATTACCTATTAACGTGAAGACTTCTAACATCACTTATAAGACATCTTTAAACGATAAATTAGTAGAATATACAATTGAGTTTGAAAACTCTTATAATGTATTAAACGATATTAGATAAATGCAAACTATTCAATTATACATAGAGGGTCAAAGAGTGGATATGTTTAAAGACGAATCTGTAACACTTACGCAATCAATTCAAAATATAAGGGATATTGCTAAAATCTTTACAGACTTTTCAAGAACATTTACAATACCAGCTTCTAAAACAAATAATAAAATATTCAAGCATTATTATAACTTTAACATAGAAAATGGTTTTGATGCAAGAACTAAAAAGAATGCTATAATTGAAATAAATCATTTACCATTTAGAGATGGAAAAATAAAATTAGAAGGTGTTGATTTAAAAAATGGTGTGCCTTACACATATAAAATTACATTCTTTGGTAGTACAGTTGAACTAAAAGATTTACTTGGCGAAGATAAATTAGCAGTTTTAAATTTAAGTTATTTCGATAGAGATTATACTCCTGGTGGAATACAAACAGGTTTATTTGCAGACCCAACTTCAAGCGATATTATAGTGCCATTAATAACACATACCAAAAGACTATTTTACGATTCATCAAGTGGACATTCTCACGATGACCAATTTAGTGGTAACTTATATTACGCTGGTGGAGGAACACATCATCACGGGGTGTTATGGTCTGATTTGAAATACGCTATTAGAGTTGCAAAAATAATAGAAGCTATTGAAAGTAAATATGATGGCATTACTTTTAGTGATGACTTTTTTACGTCAAGCAATTTACCTTATTATAATTTATTCCTTTGGTTACATAGAAAAAAAGGAAGTGTTGAAAGTTTAGATGGTTTACAAAGTTCTTTAGTTAATGGATTCTCTAATGGAGTTGGAGAAGATTCTTCTATGACTGATGGTAGTAGATTAAATATTTTAACAAGCCCATCTAATATAACTGAATACAAGTTAACATTAACCCCTGCAACTTCTGATGTGTATAGAGTTTCTGTAAGAAAAAATGGGGTTCAAGTCTATAATAGCGGGGATAGAACATCGACATTCTCGGAAACCAATTTTTTACCTTCAGGTATTGAAAACGCAGAATATACTGTTTATATAGAATCTGCATCAAATATAAACTTTACTTTAGTTAAGTGGGATATATCTTATAGGATACTTCCAGCTGAACCAAGTTCAAGTACTTATAGCGGTTCTTTTAATTATATTTCAACTTTTAAATTTGATATTTCTCAACAGATACCAGATATGAAAGTAATTGATTTTATTACTGGAATATTTAAGATGTTTAATTTAACTGCTTTTGTTGATAAAGTTACAAATAAAATTGTAGTTAAAACTTTAGATAGTTTTTATTCTGATGGAGGTTATTATGATGTTTCAAAATATATAGTTTCTGATAGTAGTTCAGTTAATTTAGCTTTACCATTTAGAGAAATTAATTTAGAGTTTGAAGATACAGAAACAATATTAGCTAAACAACACGGACAATTAAAAGGTTTGGCTTGGGCAAAAGAAAGTTATACGAGTGGAAAAGAATTAGATGGGGAAATATACAATATTAAACTTCCTTTTTCAAAAGTAAAATATGAAAGGTTAATTGATGTTGATACTAATAATGATACAACAATTCAATATGGTTTTTTCGTTGATGACAACCAAGATGGTTATTTAGGTAAGCCTTTATTGTTTTATCCTATTAGACAAACTGGAGGCACTCCAATAAGTTTTAGAATAAGTGAAACAGTTGAAACAAGTTATTCGAGTTATAACATTCCCTCTAATAGTTTATCTTTAAATTCAGCTACAAGTAAAGTTAATATAAATTTCTCTGCTGAAAATAACGAATACACCAGAGAGCCAGATTTTACAGATACTTTATTTAATGTTTATTATAAAGAATATCTTTTAAGTGTTTTTAGTGAAAAAAACAGATTAACAAAAGTAACTGCTTATTTGCCATTGAGCATATTACTTAACTACACTTTAGCAGATAGGTTTGTAATAAATGGTAATAGTTATAAAATAAATTCAATAACAACAAATTTAGAAACTGGAAAATCTGAATTAGAATTATTAAACGACTTGTAATGATAAAAACGATATTAGAGTTATTAAAAGAAACTGATTGTAAAGCAGAAATTGTTCAATTGGCAAAAGGAAAAAACAAATTCCCTGATACATTTAAAGAAGTGTTTAAAAGAACAAAACAAGAAATAGAATGGAAAAAATAGTAATAGATTTAGAAGCTAAAACGGACAAGGCTATAAAAGACGTTAAGGCATTAAAAAATGAATTTGATAATTTAGAATCAAGTGTAAATGATGTTTCTAACGCTTCAGATAAAACTAAAAAAAGTATTGATGAAGTTACTACTAATGGTGGTGCAATAGCTATATTAGACCAATTAACAGGAGGGTTAGCTACTCAATTTAAAAATGCTTACGAAAGTACAAGGCTATTTAATTTTTCTCTTAAAGGAACAAAGAAAGCTTTAATAGCTTCAGGGGTAGGTCTTCTTGTTGTTGCTTTAGGTACTGCCATTGCTTATTGGGATGATATTACAGAACTTATAAGTGGAGCCAATAAAAAATTAAAAATTCAAGAATCACACTTAACTGAACAATTAAATATTCAAACTCTTCAGTTAGAATTATTAAAGCAACAAATAGATATTGAAATTTTAAAAAATGGAGAAAGCCCTAAACTAACTGCTGAATATCGTAAACAATTATTAATTCAAAGAGAGCAAAATTTAGCTTTATTAGAAAATCTAAAAATTCAATTAGATACAGAGGAAAGTAAAAATAAAGAAGTCACTTTATGGGAGAAACTAAAAATAGCCGCATCAGGACAACTTGGTATTGGTTTCCAAGCAGACCAAATTGCTGAAGCAACAAATAAAAAATCTGAACGTTCTGTTGAATTAACTGAAAAATTAAACGAAGCAAAGAAAAGAACAGGTGCAATTGATTTACAAATAGCTCAAATAGATATTGATGCTAATAAAAAGAAAACAGAATACGCAAATAAAGAGAAAAACAAAGAAAAACAAAAAGCAGATGCTTTAGAAGAAATAAGAAAAGCATTAATAGATACAGAGAATGAAAGAAGAACAGAGGAGTTAAGAAAAATAAAAGTTGATTATGATGAAAAAATAAAATTAGCTGAAAAATATTACGGAAAAGAAAGTGAAAAAGTTTTAGCTTTAAGAGAAGCACAAGAGAATGCTATTAATAGTCAACAAGAAAAATTTGATAATGAAGATGAAGAAAGAAAAAAAACAAAACAAGATAAAGAAAATGAAAAAGCTAAAGAATTAGCAGACTTAAAAGACCAAATAAGAGATGCTGAAGCAGTTACAGAAGAAGAACGTAGATTATTAGAGATTGAAAAAACAACAGAGCATTATGATAAGTTAATAGCATTAGCAAAAGCAAAAGGTTTAGCAACAGAAGCATTAGAAAAAGCTAAAACAAATGCTTTAAATAAAATATCAGAACAAAAATCTAAAAATGAAATTGATTGGGAAAAATTAACTTCTAAAGAAAAGACAAGAATTGTTCAACAAGGGTTATCTGATTTAACTTCTATTTTAGGTGAAGAAAGCGCTGCTGGTAAAGCTGCTGCGATAGCAAATGCAACAATAAGTACATACCAATCGGCAACGGACTCATATAAATCTTTAGCTGGAATTCCTATTATTGGACCAGCTTTAGGTTTTGCTGCCGCAGGTGCTGCAATTGCAAGTGGTATGGCAACTGTTAAAAAAATTACTTCAGTTAAAACACCAAATGCTGGAGGTGGTGGTGGTGCTGCTATTGGCGGTATATCTAAAGGTAGTAGTGGCTCTGCTCCAAGTATCCCACCTGCATTTAATGTAGTTGGCGCAAGTAACACTAATCAATTAGCAGAAGCAATAGGAGGTCAATCAAAAGAGCCTGTTAAAGCTTATGTTGTAGCGAATGATGTAAGTACTGCACAAAGTATGGATAGAAATATTGTTGAAGGTGCATCAATTTAAAAATGCAAAATATTAATAAAAAAATATTATATAATTATGAAAATGATTGAACTTATTTTAGATGGAGATGAGGCAATAGGAGTAGAAGCAATTTCTGTTGTGGAAAATCCTGCTATTGAATCAGACTTTATAGCACTAAATAACCAAGAAATAAAACTTGCTGAAATAAGCAAAGAGAAACGTTTGTTAATGGGTGCTTTATTAATACCAAAGAAGCCCATATATAGACGAAATGGAGAAGATGAATATTACATATTCTTTTCAAAAGATACTGTCTTAAAAGCATCCCAAATGTATTTACAAAATGGTAATCAATCTCAATCTACATTAGAACACGATAAACAACTACAAGGTTTAACATTAGTTGAAAGTTGGATTGTAGAAGATAAAGCTAAAGACAAAACTGCATTATATGGTTTAGATGTACCTGTTGGAACTTGGATGGGTAGTGTTAAAGTAAACAACGATGAGATTTGGAATGACTATGTAAAGACTGGTAAGGTAAAAGGCTTTTCAATTGAAGGTTATTTTGCTGATAAAATGGAAAGACCAAACGAAGAAGCTAAAGAAGATTTGTCAGAAGACGAAAAATTAATAAAAGAACTAACTAAAATACTGTCAGAATAATGAGATTAACAACGCATCAAGGTTTAGAATTTCAATTGCCTAATATCTTCACAATAGAAGCAAGTCAAGAAATGAAATTAGCGACAGGTTTAGATAACATTGTTTTTACAGTAAATAAAGATGGCTCTTTTTCTGTAAATGTAGTATTAAACTTTTTATTTGCTGCTCCTGCATCAGACTTTGCTAATACAACAGAATGGTTTAAAGTTTTAGGAGATTATGAACAACTAACATCAGGTTTACCTGCTGCGGTAGATACTCAAATATCAGATGTTTGGACATTTGTAAGCGAATATGAATTTCTTGCTTTTGAAAGAGAATTATTCACGGACGTTTTATTAGAATTAAAACTTAAATAATGAGGGCTAAATATTGTAAATGTAAGAACACATACACTATTAACCATTGTGATGAAAAGAAATGTAAAGCACCTGAATATTGGAAGCAAGGAATAGGCAGTATTTATAAAAAAGAAGAAAATAATAATTAGTAAAAATGCAAAATTAATCTGTAAATCAATTATATAATTATGAACACAAATCAAACATTAAACAAAGTTCGTACTTTACTCGGAATTGAGGTAAAGTTAGAGCAAATGAAACTTGATAATGGTGCAGTATTTGAAGCTGAAGTATTTGAGGCTGGTGCAGAAATCTTTGTCGTTGCAGATGAAGAAAGAGTTGCAGTTCCAGTTGGAGAATACAAAACAGAAGATGGTATGGTAATCGTTATCGAAGACGAGGGTATTATCGGAGAAATTAAAGAGGCTGAATCTGAAGAAGAAGAAGCAGAAGCACCTGTTCAAGAAGAAGAGGTTGTAGAAGAAGAAATGTCTACTGAAGCTACATCGCCTAAAAAAATCGTTAAGTCAATTAGCGAAGAAATGTTTTTCTCTGAAATTGAAAAATTAAGAAATGAAATCAACGAATTGAAACTTGCTAAACAAGAAGTAAAAGAAGTTGAAGAAGTTTCTGTTGAATTATCATCTGACGAGGTTGAGGTAATCAATCACAATCCAGAAAACAAAACAAGTGAAAAAGAGTTAAACCTTTACTCTCAAAAAGGTAAGAATAACGTATTAAATAATATTTTTAAACAAATAAGTAAATAAAATGGCAACAACTACAAGTATCACATCTACTTACGCTGGGGAATTTGCTGGTAAATATGTATCAGCAGCTTTATTAAGCGGAAACACAATCGCAAATGGATTAATCGAGGTTAAACCAAATGTAAAGTACAAAGAAGTATTAAAAAGATTAGCTTTAGACGGAATCACTGCAAACGCATCTTGTGATTTCTCTGACACATCAACTGTTACTTTAACAGAAAGAATCATTGAGCCTAAACAATTACAAGTAAACCTTGAATTGTGTAAAACTCCATTTG